GGCTTGACTGTCGCAGGTAACGTGTCGGTTGATAGCGGTACAGTAAAGCTTGATGGTAATTACCCGACTGGCACAAATAACCTAGCCTTTGGTGATGGTGCTTTGGATGCTTCTTTAACAGGTGCAGCTAATACAGCCATAGGATCTTTCTCTCTCACCAACAATACGTCTGGTGCATCTAATACGGGTTTAGGTTTTGCTGCGTTGGGCGACACTACTACAGGTAGTTTTAACACTGGTATTGGTACGTCTTCCTTAGAAAACAACACCACAGCAAGCTTCAATACAGCAGTGGGTTATCAGGCTCTTTATACTAATACGACAGGATCAGAAAATGTAGCGCTTGGACGTCTTGCTTTAAATCAAGCTACAACTGCATCCTACAATACGGGTATCGGAACAAATGCACTACAAGATAATACCACTGGCGCACAAAATACGGCAGTTGGTAGAAGTGCATTAACTAACAACACCACCGCATCTCAAAACACAGCCTTGGGCTATCAGGCTGCGTATACTAACACCACAACAGATAGACATACTGCAATAGGGTATCAGGCTCTTTACGCTAACTCGTCAGGTATAAGAAATACGGCTATTGGTTGGAGTGCGCTTAAAGACAATACATCAGGAGACAGATGTGTGGCTGTTGGTGAACAGACACTTTTAAAGAATACAACTGGTAATGATAATACAGGATTAGGAGAAGGTGCGCTTGCTAATAATACCACAGGTGGAACAAATACAGCAGTTGGTTCATCAGCATTAATACTTAACACCACTGGATCAAACAATACGGCAGTCGGGTATCAGGCCGCTAAAAGTAATACTACTGGGGCGAATAACACTGCTTTTGGCCAGTGGTCTTTATACGATAACACTACGGGCGGTGCTAACGTTGCCCTTGGTCGTTCTGCATTAGAAAACAACACTACCGCATCTCAAAACACAGCGGTTGGGTATCAGTCTATGTTCGTAAATACCTCTGGTGCTGAAAGTGTTGCAGTAGGTTATGAGGCTCTATACTCTAACACAACTGCCCATACCAATCATGCTTTTGGATACAGAGCTTTAAAAGCTAATACTACTGGTTCTGCCAATGTTGGTGTTGGGCATAATGCGCTGACAGCAAACACCACCGCATCCTACAATACGGCAGTTGGACATGAGGCTTCTTTAAGCAACACAACTGGAACAGAAAATACTAGTATTGGTCAAGGCGCACTACGGACAAACACAACAGGAAATTATAATTCAGCAACAGGAAACGGTGCATTAAGAGCAAATACTACTGGTAGTAGTAACGTAGCAAACGGTGTGGCTGCACTTTACGACAACACTACTGGTAGTAGTAATACGGCTATTGGTAGAAGTTCATTAGCCAACAATACCAGCGCATCCTATAATGCGGCTGTTGGTGATGCTTCTATGAACAGGAACACAACTGGCTATGGCAACGCAGCGTTAGGTTGGGAGTCATTGTATTCCAACACGACAGGCGCACTAAATGTGGCAATAGGTAGACAGGCTATGAGGGGGACCACCACTGGTGGTGACAATGTTGGAGTTGGGTATAGAGCATTATATTCTAACACAACGGGAACTGATAATACCGCTCTTGGTAAACAAGCGGGGCATAGTGTCACCACGGGGACTTTTAATACATTTCTAGGCCATCAATCTGGTTATAATATGCAGGGATCAAAGAATACTATTGTTGGTCCATTCAACGGCAACCAAGGCGGCTTAGATATCCGCACTACAAGCAGCAACATCGTGCTAAGTGATGGGGATGGTAATCCTAGAGGATTTTTTCATGGTGGTGCAACCTCACCTTCTTGGCAATTTGTAAATCCAACTGCTAGTCAATACGCTGTTAAAGTTAACAACTCTAATGCCTCCACTCCAAACGGTCTTTTGGTTCAACACTCTGCTAGTGCAAGTGATAATAATGCAACAAACTTTATTGTAGCTGCCGACCAAAATGCATCAAGATTTGTTGTAACGAACCAAGGAGATGTACTTAATCATGACAATAGCTATGGTTCTATTTCTGATGTAAAACTTAAAGACCAAATAGAAGACGCATCTAGTCAATGGCAAGACGTAAAAGACCTGACTATACGTAAATATAAAATGAAGTCTGACATCGAAGAAAAAGGTGATAGCGATGATCATTGGCGTTTAGGGGTTGTTGCTCAAGAATTAGAGGCTTCAGGAATGTCTGGTTTAGTTTATGAAACTCCTGACAAAGATGCAGACATGAATGATCTTGGCACGTCAACAAAAGCTGTCAAATACTCCATCCTCTACATGAAAGCAGTCAAAGCATTGCAAGAGGCAATGGCTAGGATTGAAACACTAGAAACCAAAGTCGCAGCATTAGAAGGATAAACAAATAATGCTAGGTTTTAGTGCCTTATCTGCTAATCCACTATCTGTATCTATAAGAAACAGTATTGCAGTTGGTACTGGCTCTCCTATAATAAATGCAGTAGTAAACAGTTTAGTTGCTCAAGGTTCAAACAATAGTGCAGCTAATTCTGTAAGTGCAACTCTTTCTACTGGTACACTAAGCACTAACTTAGTAGCTAATATCCTTACCAGCGCAGCTACATCAAGTACTACCGCAAACACACCTAGCATTAACCTTACAGCTTCTAAAGTAATTCCTGCTGCAAATGCTACTTTTGGTATAAGTCCTTTAGAGTTTCCTGCTGACGATGTACTTTTAGATACAATATCTTTGGCTGCTGGTATAACAGCGCTTGACTTTAACGCAAAAGCAAGTACAACTACAAGTGGCTTCAGTATTTCAACAACCCTTGTTGATATAACATCCTTCTTAGAGATTGATGTAACACAAGTACTAACAGGTTTAGATAGCACATTTAGTTTAAACTTAGCTACACCTGCTAACAATTTATTTGACTACGATGCACACGCAGATGACTATGCTAGAACTAGAACTGTATATATACTTCCTGAAGGAGGTTACGGTCTAAGTAAAGTAGCTCACATAAACCCTGAAAACTTTACATTAGTAATAGACGCACACAAAGATATATCTACTACTGTATTAATAACACGATAAGGACAAGAAATGTCTTACAAATGGCCTGACAAAGATCCTGATGAAACTGTAGACTATAGCGTTGACTGGTCACGCTTTATACCTAATGATACTCTGTCTGCTAGTACCTGGTTTGTACAAGATGCTGCTGGTGCTAAAGAGCAAGTATCTAATGCGGAAGTAGTAGATGGATTACAGTTTGTACAGTCTACTATATCAGGAAAAGTAGCCACTGCACGTTTTGCTTTAGGTACAAACAACAAGCAATATAAAGTTACCTGTCAGATAACCACAGGGGATGGACTTGTCTTTGAACGTTCCATTTTCCTAAAGATAAAAGAGAAGTAATATGGCATACGATTTTATAGGACTAGTTAATGATGTCAACAGTAGGCTAAACGAAGTAGAGTTAACTACAGATAACTTTGATACTGTTACAGGATTCTTTGCTTTTGCTAAAGAGGCAGTAAACTCTGCCATAAGACAGATACAACAGGAAGAGTATGAGTGGCCTTGGAACCACGCAGAAGAAACAGAAACACTTACTGTAGCTGAACCTAGATACAGCTATCCTAATGATGCAAAAACTATAAACATGAATAGTGTTAGAATAAAAAGAAACTCTACTCTTAATGTTGGTACTGTCAAACTAAAGAACATGACATACGAAGAGTATCTAGAAAAGTATGCTGATGCTGAGTACAATACTGAAACAAAGGGGTGTCCTACACACATAATAAGAACACCCAGCAGAGAACTAATATGCTATCCCATGCCAGATAAAGCATATGAAATGGTATACGAATATTATAGAATAGGTTACGATCTTATCTCTGCTACAGATGTTCCCTCCATACCAGAACAGTATAGATTTACTATTGTAGATGGTGCAATGCATTATGCATACCAGTTCAGAGGGGACACAGCTAGTTCGAATGCTATGTTACAAAAGTTTCAACAAGGTATAAAGCATCTTAGAAGTATAAACATTAACAGAACAGATTATCTAAGAGATACGAGAGTACACTTTTAATGCCTACACAATGGTCTACCTTTCCTGTTGAGTTCAAAGGTGGTTTGATCTCTAACCAGTCTCCCTTACAACAGGGTATTAATGCTATTGGTACAACCACTATACTACAAAATATGGAACCTGACAGACAGGGTGGCTACACAAAGATAAGAGGCTATCAGAAGTTTAGTTCTACTGAAATACCAGGTACAGGAAACGTACTAGGTATAAAAGTTGTATCTAGTGGACGTGCTGTAGCTGCACGTAAGATTGATGCTGCTGCTGTAACAGCATATCAAGCAACGGCTGTTGTGAATGGCGCTACGTCTTCCTCTACTGGTGTAGCTTTAGACGGTAATGTGGGAACTATAGCTGCAGGTATGGTGGTTACAGGTACAGGTATTTCTGGTACAGTAACTGTTTCTACTGTAACAGATCAGAATAATATTGTATTGTCTTCTACACAATCACTGTCTGATAATGTAACTCTTACCTTTCAAAAGGTAGGTCTTCAAACAGCAGACGTAAACAAGACGGGTTACTTTCTAAGCACAGGCACTACTTGGACCCACATGGCTACATCACCTTTAACAGGTGGAGGTAAAATACGACACGTTACCTTTAACTTTGATGGAGATGACAAGACAGTATTTGTTGATGGAATAAACTACCCAGCCGTATATAATAGTTCTGGTAACACTGTATCTTTTTTAACCTCTTCTACCACAGGCATATCTACAGACTTACAGGGCGCAGAGTTAGTTACTGTATTTGACAATAGTATAGTATATT